AATCTTGGCACCGTTGCCGGACGAACCAATCTGGGCACCGTTGCCGGACGAATTATCCTTTATGCTCGTTTTTATTTTTTCAGGCGATGTGATCTCTTTTAGCCACTCAACTCCAAGATTGATCATGTCAGCCAATTTTAACTCTGCTTTTATTTTAATCTTCGATGAGCAAATTTTTGTCCCTCTATCCTCCTTGGATATATTCCCGTCTTGCTCTACTTCGCAAAACCTAGAGTCTATCATAGTATAGTGATCAAAAACATCAAACGGGCTTTCGCAAGCGTGAAAGCCTCTGTTACACACCTTGATCTCTCCATCCATCTCATATTCCTTGCCTATTTCATATTGAAAATCCCGGCATTTTAAATTTTTGTCAAATCCCTTGTAAGATTTTATAGCAGCCATTTTATTTATCGTTTATTAGTTCTACAATGTCTTTTCTTATCTCTATCAATTCTTCTTTGCTAAGTGTCTTTAATTCGTCTAGGATATCGTCCTTCTTGGATCGGTTAGGCCTTGAAGGGGCTTGCACCACGTATAGTACTCCGAAATCATTTTTCTGACTCATAAGTCATTATAACTATTTGGCGTACCACAATAAAGATTGATATGATCGCTAGGATCAAGAGGTGAATATTGAGAGGTTTTTCGTACCACTCAAATATTGACACTATTGATATCAGCCCTAGTACGGTAGCCGCGATCATCCTTAGCGAGAAGATGATAATGCTCTTTATGGCCCGGAATATCTTCCAGAACCATGCTTGGTTTCTCTTTATCATATATATTGTTGTTTTTAAAATTCGGAAGAAAGGCCTCATATCCTCACGGACGGAGACCTGATTTGCAAATGTGACTGATTTTCTGATTGAATAAGCACCCCTAGGGGTGAAACGTGCTCCCTGCCGGACTCGAACCGGCGACCCTAAAGGCTCTGACCAACTGAGCTAAGGGAGCGTTTGCCGGGGTGGGATTCCCCGGCACAGTTTAATAATAACTAATATCTAATTGCCTGCCTCACGGCAGTATATTAAGGTCTTGGTTGAGAAGTGTATAATAATTAGCAATGTGATTTAAGCGTGGTAGCCGGGGGAACTCGCACCCCCTGTAACCCTAGATAATAATATAACTAGATAACCAATCTAACATTGGACGCACGCCTTGATCGTGCGGCTAAACGAATAATATTAAAACTGATCATGGTTCGCTACCTGCCCTAGCCATTTCCTAGGGTGGGATTCTTCTCTCTTTCATTGTTATAAAACTTGGTTATTAAAGGTCTATCGGTTTTATTCATTTTTCTTCCTCTATTGTATCATCCAAGAACTTATCGATAGCCATGATAACCTTATCCGGCAACTCCTTGGCGGTATCATTAGACTTGAGATATTCTATAGTCCCGCCTATTCCGATAATCATCAACATGTCCCTTTTAGATGGAATGAATACTAGTAAAAAAACAGGTATTGATATATAGGCAGCGAATTTTAAGATGATTTTTTTTAACTTAGACTTGTCTTTTTCATCATCTTCCATAATCCAGAAGAGAATATACAAGAATGTAAATACTCCCAAGATAAATACTGCGATTATCGCCAACGTTTGTATGGCATCTAATCTTGTGATCCAATAAATCTCATTCATGGTATCATGGATTGATGTCTTCAACCTCGCTCTCGAGATCGTTCTTGATCTCATTGATAGCTTGGATGGTATTGTCCGCATTGATAATCGTCTCCTTATACTCGATCAATTGATTGATCTTGCTCTTGTAATCTACCCCGTCGTCACCTAGGTTGTTTATCTCCTCGTGATACCGGATGTCGGCTAATACCTTTTGCTCCTCTACGTTGTTTAACGCCGAGTCAAGCGCTCTCATGATCTCTTGACTCCTTAACTCTGACAGTCTCTCTGTTTGTTTTTTACCCCTAAGGATAGAAAGGATCTTTTTCATACTCTCAATAATTTTGTTGTTTTTATTAAATGGATTTTATCGCTAGTGATCGTTGTACATAATGAGGCAAGGGCCATTGAAAATCTATCGCATCTTTCTTTAAAGAAAAAACCGTCTAAGCTGCTTACATTGGGATTTCGAGAGATCTCGAATCCATTGCCGGTAAATCCTGTGCCAAGGATATTCCCTTGTAATTCATTTTCCATATTATTTATATATTTAATGTTCGCTCCCCCACAACCTCCAACGGTTTCGAACCCGAATCATAGACGGGTGGGGGAGTATATCGTACATCCTCCATGATGGTTAACCAATGCCGCCGGCATAACACCAAAAGGAGACACGGAAGATGTTATCGTAAGCTATATCCCATCGTGGGTCACGGCGCATATATCGCTATCACGTTACCTTGATATAGCCGGGAACCTCACGACGTTGAAGGCGTCGCTGCGTTCCGGATCACAATACGTCAAAGATCTTAATGGTGGGCATCCGGGAATCGAACCCGGAGCGGGAGTGAAAGATTAACTAAAACCTATATACCTTAAAATGATCCGCTTCCGGCCGTGACGCTTCACTAGCCATGCCCTTTGTGTTAAACGACCTTGTTCCTCTCAAGGAATCGGTCGATGCTTCTAAGCTCGTACCATATCATGGAGCCGAACTTGGAGAATGATAGCTCCGCTTTTTCCCGCAAGGATCTCAAAAAATCCTCTGAGCATCCGAGATACGCTATCGCCTCCGTTTTCGAGAGCCATATTTTTTGGATAGGCTCTACTTTTCCTGTCTTTCTCTCTCGTGCCATGATCCATTATTTTATTTCAACACCTTTGTAATACCTTAAAGCCCGTCTTCTTACCAAATCGGATTTTTTAGAATCCGTAATCCCTTTTAAGGCGGCTCTTACCGATACCGCTGAAAGCCCCGTGTCTTTTACCAGCTTTGTCTGTGCCCCGTATGGGACGATTATTTCTGTCTTTCTCATATAATTATGTTTTTAATTTCCTATATTTGTAATCTGATATAAAACTTTGCAGTTCTATATCGATTTTGATAGTGCAAATATAGTATAGTATACTCATATAGCAAAGAAAACTATCGAGTATATTCTTAGTGTTAACATTAATTAGCGTATTATATTATGGCAGCAAAAGAAAGAATACAGGAATACCTTGATTATAAAGGTATTAGTACATATAAGCTTGAATGTGCAATTGGGAAGTCAAGAAGTTATTGGGCTAATACAAAGAGTATCTCTGCCGTAACAGTAGAGACTATACTAGAAATATATGATGATTTAGATCCGGCATGGGTTATTACAGGCAAGGGGTCAATGCTGAAACAATCAGTAGAGGATAATATACTCGATAATATCATCCCTTTGTCCCATCCAAAGACCCCGGACAAGATATACCCGATGTCCGAGTTCAACTTATACGATATAGATGTATCTGCCGGGTTAAGCCGTCTATTCTCGGAGGATGGGGATCGAAACAAGGCTTACCTAGGGAAAATATCGATACCTAACATGCCGAAGTGCGATGGGGCTGTAAAGGTGATAGGTGATTCCATGTACCCGTTGCTTAAATCCGGTGATATAATAGCGTACAAAGAAGTGCATAGCATAGAATCCGTGCAATACGGTGAGATATACATATTGCAGATCGAGAATGATTCCGATGTGTCTGTCGTGGTTAAATACGTGAAGAAGTCAAGTGAGGGTAACGACTACTTGAATCTAGTGTCATATAATAAGGAGCATGACCCGAAGGACGTGAGGAAGGAGAGCATAACGGCGTTGGCGAGAGTTATTTTGTGTATAAGACAGTTTAGTATAATGTAGTAAAATCGTAAATCATGAGACAATTAAAGACAATCATTTCAATTTCATTTATTTTTTTCGTTTTTTTCGGATGTTCGGTCGCTAAGTTTCCTTATATACAAGAATCTAGCATCATTGATTATTCTAAATATTCAAAAAAAGGTTTTTTTATGACAGAATCAAATTCCGTAAGCTTTGATTACATGCCTATCGGAAGTGTCACGGCTAAAGTCAATAGCGGATATGAGGTGAAGGATGTCAATACAAAGGAGTATATAGATGACGCTGTTTACTCTGGTGATCCTAGCGTTAAATTAAATATTAATTATGGCAAATACATTAAGGCTACAACGGATAAGGCGATAGAGGAGCTATACAATCGTGCTGTAGAGAATGATGCCAATGGTATTATAGGATTGAGTATAACGCCAATCACGGAAACTAATCAACAATTCGGGACTGTGATAACAGGCTACTTCGTTAGCGGTATGGCAATAAAGAGGCAATAAATATTAGGACTATCAGTAAATACAGAACTAGCAAGCAATGGGTAAAATGTAATTTGAATATATATATGTATAAGTATTTTTTATTATTCGTTATGTTTGTTTTTATGACATCTTTTAAAGATGGCATATCAATAGAAGACAGGTTGGTTTCTTTAGAATCAAAAGTAAGTTCTCTTGAAAAAGAAAATAAAGATTTAAAAGATAGGGTATTGTCCTTAGAGAAATATATAAATATCAATGATAAAAATGAAGTTGATGTCGAAAACAAAACAAATATAAAAAATGACAATAAAACAAATGTTTACAGATCGACATATTCAGATAACAGATGCCAAGCTACAACTAAAAAAGGAGAGCGATGCAAGAGAAATGCTGAGCCCGGAAGTAAATATTGTTGGCAACATAATAAATGATCTTATGTATAAGCATTTAAGATTATTGATATTGGATAAAACAACATGGGAAACTGGGAGAAAAAGCAGGATGAGAAACGGGACATCCGTGAGCGAGAAAGGGTTTCAAAAGAAACACTCGGTAAGTTCTTTTATGACCTTTCCAAATTGTCTTTCGCGGCATTAGTGATAGGGAGCGTTGCGTCGGTTGTTATAAATAAGGATAACATTGATTCTTATATTATCATGTCAATCGGGGCGTTTGTTACTTACATATTTGCTTATATTGGGTATAAAATAATAAAGTAAAATAGTATGGGAGCATTAATAGGATTATTCTGCATAATGGCAGTTGTAGGATCAGCCATAGCGATTTGGCTTAATACTAAGTCTGGTAAAAAGTGGTTGGAAAGCCTTTAA